CTTTGCTTTGCGAATACCGAATACTCGCATGTACCAAAGAACTTGTGCGCGGTAGGACTGCGGAACTTGTGTCCAGTAGTCACGACTGAACTTGACTTCTACAATTCCAAACTCACCTGTTTGGTCTGCGTAAAGCCCATCTGGGTTTGCTCGCATCCAAGGTTCTTCTTTGTTTGCCCATGTTCCTGTTGTGTAGATTTCTAGCTCAGGATGTTCCTCAGCAAAGATTTCTAGGATTGGTGCTTCTAGCTTTGTGCCAAGTCGCATTGACATATTTGGCTCAAAGTCATCTGGGATTTGTTTTGTCTTCTTTGCCCATTTGGTATACGGGCTTTCCCATTGAGACAGTCCTGCGATTGCTCCGATGTCGGAACCGCCGATAGCGCCAGCCTCATTACGAAGCTCGTGCCACTCATCGGACCCGTTCTCGAAGTCACCTAATAGGACTGCATCCTGCAACTCGTTTATTACGGTTGGTAGCTTGGTTATAGCCAAGTGTTTCCCTCTCTTTCATTTGGCGTGAATCCCACATCTAGTCGGTGTGGGATTTCACATTAGCGGGTTTTATCTGTAATGTAAACCTATGCTGACCCACCGACAATTAGAACGCAAATACATAGAGCTTCAAGAAGCCATAAGGGACATACCAGGCGGAGTGGGGTGCGCGGCTGACCCTGACTTGTTTTTCCCTGAAGACCTAATAGGCAGTACCTATGATCGCAGATGGGTGGCAGACCAAGCTAAGGCTATTTGCTCACAATGCCCAGTCAAGATTAAGTGCCTTGACTATGCCGTCTCAGCGGGTATGCACGGCGTATGGGGCGGAACTACAGATGCAGAAAGAAAAAGGCGTTAGCTCTTTTTGTCTGTCTTGTCAGCAATCTTGCCGAAAGACTTATTGATTTCTTCTGGGTCAAGTTCGCCGTCTGCTAGGTAGCTACGAGATAGCTCCTGAGCTACATCAATGATTCCAGCGAAGGCAGCCATGGCTACAGCCTGGATAACTTCCAAACCGATAACAGCGCCACCGACAAAGATGCCTGTGACTTTCAAAACGATAACTGCCATAGTTCTACGAGCGATGTCTAACCACATAATTAGTCTTTCCTTAGAGGGTAAGTTGCTGCCCAAATGAGCAGAGTAATAATGATTGCCCAACCAGCAAAGTCTTTAGCCGTGCCTTCTAGCACTACCCACGCAATCCCAAGACCAAGAACTGTCCAAGATTGATCTAGCTGGTCTTTGAGAAAGTTTTTCAAGGTTTCCTACTTAGGGTTGCTATCTGAGTGACGATGACCGAAGCAACAACAACCTGCTGTGCTTGTTCTCGCACTTCAGGTGTCATGTCCGACCCGATTGAGCGTAGGTTATCTACCAGTTTACTAACTGCTTCTAACGCAATCATTACGCCAACTGGTTCTTCTACTGGTTCTGGAGTAGGTTCAACTGGAATTTGAGGCTCTGTAATCGGCGTAGAAGGCTCAGAAGGTTCAGGGGTAGGTGTTGGGCTTTCTACAGGCTTAGGAGTCTCTACGGGCTTTACAGGGCCTTCTGGAGTAGGTTCAGGCTCTGGGGTGGGTTCAGGCATAGGTTCAGGGGTTGGCTCTGGTTCTGGAGCTGGTTGAGGGGCTGGTTCTACGGGAGCCACAGGAGCCACTGGCTCAGGTTCTCTAACCACTTCCTCAGTGCGAGCGACTTCTTCTGTCCGAGCAACATCATCTGTCCTTACTGTTGTATCCGAAGCTTGATCCACAGAATCATCTTCAGGATTAGGAGTAGGACTAGGAGTGGGGCTAGGACTGTAACCAGGATGGTAAAGCAAAGCATTATCCAGCTCCCCGCCGTCATTAGAAACAACGCTAACAAAGCTGGTGAAGCTACCAGCAAACCCACCTTCGCAATAGTGTTGTGCAATGTTGCCTTTGTCCAAAAAGTAGTTATTTTCATTATTCCATCCAACCTGAAATGTCTGTTGAGTGCCAATCGAGTCTTGGCAGGTTATAGAGGCCCAAGCTTCAGCACCATAGGCGGGGCTAGGTTGCCAGACCATGAAGAAAAGAAAAAAGCCCACAAGGATTACTCGTAGGCTTTTGTCTTTTGAGAGTCTATTTAGCACTCTTGTTTTTTACCACTTTCGGCGGTCTAGGAGCTTTTGGCTCTGGTTCGTGAACTGGAGCAGGTAGAACTTCACCTGTGTCAGGTGTAGCTAGTCCGACTTCTGCATCTAGTTCCCACTTAGCGATAGTGGCTTTGACAAACTTTAGAGGGTCTACATAGCCCTTGCCATCTGAGGTCCAGCGTAGAAACTTGCCCTTGCAAATCTCAAAGTGAAGGTGTCTTCCAGCAGAAGCTCCTGTGTTGCCCATAATGCCCAACCGAGTGCCAGCCTTGACCTTCTCGCCTTTTACAACCGTCAGCGAGTTTTCAACCATGTGTGCGTAGCGGGTTGTGTACCACTCGCCATTTATCTTTGACCGAATGTCTACATACCAGCCCACACCGCCGAGAGATCCGTCTGGGTTCTTGAGCTTTGAGGTTCCAGCAGCAATTACTGTGCCATCGTGCCAAGCTTCGTTCCAAATCTTTGCTTTTGGACCCCAAAGATCGCAGCCGTTGTGGTGCTTCTTGTACTTCTCAATAGGGTGGATTCTCCAGCCAAAAGGTGAGGTGACTTTCCAGTCTTTACCAAACTTGCCATCAAGAGGCATCTGTGGTTTTGTTTTCATCTGTTTACAACTCCAATAATTAGGCCAATAAGGGATACAACGGAAGCAGCTAAACCTGTGTACGCAATCTTTTCAATCCAAGCCAGGCGAGCAAGTGTCAGCTCTACCTCTCTCAAGCGAGCAGGAACTTCGTCTAGGTGGTCCAACTTCTCAAGGATCTTGACAAGGGTTTCTCCATGCTCAAGTTGCTTGGCGTAAATTGCTTGCTGGGTGATGCGTACCCCAGTTGTTTCCTCAGCCATTAGATTTTCAGTCTTTCGCCAATGTCATAGGGCGAAGTAGTAAGCTCACCTAGTTCTTGAGAATAAGTACTAGAGTATTCGTCGGTCAGATAGATTCTTAGGTCAGTTTCTGAAACAATGTAAGGCTCGATAAATGAAGTAGTCCATTGAGCGTCCTCGTCAATTTCACCAGTTTCCAAGTTTTTGTTTGGGTAAGGAATGCCAAGGTCGGCCTTTACTATTTCGTGCCAAACATCAAATAAGTCCTGAGATTTAAACTTGTACCAGTTTGCCATTTTTACACTCCCCACTTAGCTTGTAAATAAGATTTGACAAGTAATCTGTTTGCTTCGGTAGCGTCTGCCCCAGTAATCATAACTACTTCACCGACTTTTGTAGAAACACCAGCAGAATCGGTCATTCCCATTAACAAAGAACTGCTAACAGACGTATCTGGAGAAGGTGTTTGTGTGTTTCCTTTTGTTGCTGCTGAATCATTCACATAAACCTCTGACCTGTTTGCTGCTGTGGCGTTTGCGGGGTCAGTTACATAAGTAAAAACAGCAAAATTGGTTCTATTTGGAATTGTGCCATTTACTTCGTTTATGATTACATAAGCGCTGCTGTTAGCTACTAACATTTTGGCCCGATTTGTGTCCTGCCACTCTATTTCAAATCCGCTAATATCGGAAGCCTTGCTGTTTGTGCTCATAAAGTTTCCATTGTTAGTTTCAGGAATACAAGCAATAGCAATAACTGTTTTTGCCGATGAGAATGGAGCCCAGTATGCTGCGGTTCCAACAGACTGAAGTGCCTTAGAATCCGCAAATTGAATTAGGTTTTTACCAGCTTGAGTGCTTAGTCCTGTCGATGGTTGATTTCCCGAACTTGCTTGGACAAGGTTTTTACCATTAGGTGACTTATCGTTCCATTGTGAAACTAGGTTGCTACTAGAGGTAATTGTTGCGGTATCACTAGCGTCATACCAAGCGGCAAGATTGGTAAGGTCGGCTGGACTCCAACCCCTACTCGCCCCAGCAGCACTAAAAATACCTAACGCTGAGAGAGTCATTAGACCGCCGTTGCGTTACCAATAATGCGGTAAGTGAGGTAGCTGTGCCATCTCTGGTAATGGTGACAGTTCCAGCACCATCCTGCAAGATGTCCACACGCTCGCCAGCCTGGAAAGCTGTGGCTGTTCCGATAGTCACTGTGACTGCTGAGGCATTGTCAAACTCTAGGATCTTGTAGCGGTCAGAGGTTGCTACTGTGTAAGTGGTAGCAGTAGACACAGTAAGTGTCGTTTCATTGCTGAGGTATGTGTTCACATCAGCGGCTGCTAGGACTTCACCAGCGGTAAAGGTTTTTCTTGGCATTGGGTTCCTTTGGTCTTTTTATAGTTTACTACTCGTAGGCAAGGCGGTCATTGTCCAGCTCGCCAAGCACAGGGTCATTCAGGATAAAGATGGCAAAGTCAAGGCGTTCTAGGGCAAAGCTTATGTTTTTGCTACCTGGGTTCCAGTCATGGTTTACACCGATGATTCGGCAGTATTGCTCGATAGCTGGCGGG